CAATCGCCCAGGTACAGTTCGCAATTCCCGATTGTCACTTTCTCAGCCATCATCACTCCGTAGTTACGTTTTGCCTGCCAACCCGTCGCTCAAGCGGGACGCGCCGCGATAAAGCCGCGTCGCGCCCCTTAGCTATGCGTTGGGCGTCAATGCGTCAGCACCCAGCTAGCCGACGTGTCGATACCCTCGCGCTCTGTGAAGCGCTTGAGGTTGAGCACGTAGGCATCCACGTTCGGCACGGTCTGCGCGCAAATGTGCAGCATGCGCATTTCCAGGCCGGCACCTTCCGTCATGTAGTAGGTTCCGCCGCGCTCCCCAGGCTCGTATTCCACCGCAGCCACAAACGCCATGCCGCGTTCGTGGCACCGCTTCGCAAGCTCGGCGAGGGCTGGCGCAATCTCTGCGTCGTACCATTCTTCGTTCGTCATCATTCCTCCGTTTGCCGCCCAACAACCGCATCGAGCGGGACCGTGCGCGATGAGGCCGCGCCCGGCCCCTCATGCGGAGCGTTAGGTATCGTTGGCATGAACGACAGGTCAATGAAGCACTCGCCGAACTTGAGCGCAATCGTGTAGATCAACCGCCCATGCAATCGTGTCTCCGGCTCGCCCACCGTCTTGAATGCCCAGTAGTGGCAAATGGCCCGCACGCATATCTCCGGCGCGACCGGATCGGGATGCCACGGTATCGCCACAAGATCAAAATCCCGCGCAAGGCTTCCATGCACGGCCAGCGCCCATCCTTTCGTTCGCATAATCTCGGACAGTTCGGGGTAAAGGCACGCTGCGTAAATCGGTGCGTTGTTTGCTGCTTGCATATCGCTCTCCGTAGTTACTCGCTACCTAACACGTCATTCCAGCGGACGCGGCGAAGAAGCCGCCGCCCCGCTGAATTCGGCGTTCGGCGTCTTGAATCCGATCATGCCTTGCGTCACCGCCTTGGCGAGTTCCCCTATCAGATGCGCCATTTCATCCCCGCTGCCCGTGGTAACAACGAACGGCGCTTGCGCCTCCCCCATCGAATTTGCGTCGGCCATCGCTTCGAGCTTAAAGAATCGCGCCGGCATGCGGCACTCGAAAACCTTGACACTTTGCCCGTCGCCATCCTCGGGGGCTTTCTTCATGTCGGCTACTAGTTCCCATTCCCCGTGCCGGAACTTTTCTGGCGGTCGGTATTCGCGGCCAAGGTTCAGAATTCCGCGCTTTGCGGTCGGCTCGTATAGGAAGTCCATCTTGTTCTCCTCTAAGGTCAGTCTTCGTGGGCCGGCGACGCCGAACCCTGCGTTCCAGCGGACCGTCCGCCAGCCGCGTTCGCGGCCGTCGGCCGTCCGCTGAACTCCACGTTAGAGCGCATCCGCCGTATCGCTACCGCGCAATCACTTGCTCCGCAGGCCCAGTCGTACCAACCGTCGCCCTTTTCGTCAAACTCCCTTTCTTTGTCCTCACACACCTTCGCGCACTCCTCACGCTCAGCTGCCGAAACCATCTCCGCGAACCTCTCCACCGTATCCGTCGCGTCGCCGTAGTCAGTCATCAGTTGCTTTCCTTGCCCCAGGTCGCGGTCACACAACCCGGAATCGATTGCCATCTGCCAAAGTTTGTTTTTGTCCATGTCCTGTCTCCGTAGTTACCTGCGCTCTAACTTTCCGTTCGTTCGGACTCGCTGCGCTCGCCGCACAACTCCACGTTGGGCTTCGTGAAGTTTGACGGTTCCATGTCTCCAGCCATCTCGATGCACTTCATCGCCTGTGCGTATGCTTCCGAGCTGGTGAGTGCATACGCATCAAGAATCCATCCGCTGGCGGTCTTGAGTGCGCCGCGCAGGGTCTCCACGCGATCAACAAGCCTCTTGCGCTCCTGCTCCAGTTCGTCGGCATATCGCCATCCTTCCCGCTCGCTCTGGCACGCTCTGGAAAGCATGTTCGCCACCGCCGCGGGGCTGTACCAGTGCCCGACCTCTTCGGCATTGGTGTCAGGGCCTTCGCAAACGGTCATGATCCAAGTTTGGTTATATGTCTCCGGCAACAAGGTAATGCCCAACCCTGCGGTCCACGCGGACGCTGCGCTATCAGGCTTCGTTGTGCGTTCGTTTTCAACATCTGCCCCCATCTTCGTCACTCCATTTCGTGGCGCGCAGCGCCGGTTACCTTCACGTTCGGCCCCATCAGCACGCATGACACGCGCTCCCGGTGAATCCGATACACCGTTACCTCAATGTCCCCGTCTTGCGCGTATTGAGCGGCGTAGTGCATGGCTTCGCGCTCTGCTTCTTCGTGCGTCTCAGCCGCCCCGGATGCCGCCACCAAACAATTTCCGTCCTTGTCGCGCGGTAGTTCAATGACGACAAACTCGTACTCGCCAGCCTCGTATTCGTCGCTGGCGCCGCATGAGTCGAATGGCGGCTCTCCCGCGACCATCTTGTTCGTGTCGAATCCGTTTAGGTCCATTGCTCTCTTTCCTTTCTCGGCCGTCTGTGGCCGAACCCATCATATGCGCCCACGGGCGAAAGAACCGAACTTCCACCACCGTTCCGTCTTTCGGCGCTGTCTCAATCGGCAACCACGCCCCCAACCCTGCGGTAGACACGGACTCCGCGCCATGTGCCTTCGTTGTCGTTTCGGTGGTACTCATCGTCCAAACCCTCCTGTTTCGCCCAGCGACTGAGCCAACACCATCAACTCCTCGCGGTGCCCGGCGTTATGCACGGCGCTGATCAGATCGCGGGCCGCATCGAGTTCATCGCTGTTCTTGGCCTTCTCAATTGCGGTGGCGACCTCGGCGTAGCTCATGCCATCTTCGCCAGGTGCGGCGATCTCTCCCGTCTCCTGGTCTGCCGCGCCGACTTCGCGCGACACGCCGTCGATGACATAGCCGTTATCCTGGCTGATGCCTTCCTCGCCGGCCTCGTCCAGTCCGACCGCGCGCTGGATTTCGACGCTGACGGGCAGGTACTTGAACAGCCGGCGGATCGCCGTCTTCTTCGCCATCTCGGTGAAGTGGCTGATCCAGGGCGAGTCGGTGCGATTGAACTTGACTGCGGTCTTGTAGCCCTGGCTGGCGTTGCGGATGTCCTCGATCTGCGCGCGGCTCAGAACCTCGAATTGCACGCCGCCGTCCTTGAGTTTGGCGACGGCGTACACGTGCGTCAGTTCTCCGCGCTGGCCTTCGGCCGGGACATGCTCTATGGTTTCGTCGATGCCGTAGCAGTAGCGGAATTTGTCGTTGGCGCAGACCTCGCGGGCGCTGATGCTGACGATCTGCCCGGAGCGGCGGGCCAGGTCGAGCATACCCCTGTATCCAATGATAAATTGAACGTCATGCGTTCCGCGTTTCTTGTTCTCGAACGGGATCAGGTAGGCGTGGCCCATCGTACCGCCCGGCTCCAGACCCAACTGCGAACACTGGATCACGGCGCCAAACAGCGTGGCCGGGTCGCACTTCATGAGGGCCGGCGTTTTGCGGAACTCGGTGAGGGCGATGCGCGCCATGCGGTCGGCCGTCATATGCTTTGGCAGGGCGCGGCTGATCTCGTCCTTGTAGGTGGTGAGGAAGCCGTGAATGGTGGTCGGCTTCGGTGCGGCCGGCGCGGCGGCGGTATTGCTGACTGCGGCTTTCAGAGCAGTAGCGCCCATGGTGTGGTTCTCCTGTTATTTGAGTCGAAAAACGCGCGTCTCGCTCGCGCGGGTGAACTGCTGGTAGATGTCCGGGTGCGCGGCCTTCAGGGCGGCCGTATCGAGCCGCTGGCTGGTTTGCGCCTTCCAGGTGGCCATGACCTCATTGCCGAGGGTGATCGCCGAGGCGTCGCCCATGTATGCCTTCAACGCTCCCATGACGCCGTGGATGCCGCGCTTCTTGTCGCCGTCCAGTTCCAGTTCCAGCGCCGCGATCTGCGCCTTGAGGTCGGCGGCGCGCGCCAGCAGTTCCAGCGTCTTTGGATTGGCTTCGATGAGACGGCCGGAATCCTGCGGGAACAGCTTGAGCGCGTCGTCGCCGGTACGCGGCTCCGGTGCGACCCGCTCGGTGACGTTCTTTAGCCAGAATTCCTGGGCGCGCTCGACCATGCCGCGAATGGTGTCCTCGTCGCGTTCGATGCGCTTGGCGACATACCGCTGGCCGCCAATCAACACCGCGATGTCGCACCATTCCAGGCCCGTGATGGCGAGATACCACATGCACTGCGCCGTGTAGTGCGTCGGCACAGCTTCGTCGTCGTCAGGGCGCCATTCGGTGGCCTTGTAGGCGCTGGCGGTCTTGCATTCGAGCAGGCCATCGGCGCCTTCCAGGCGGCCAGCGTTGTCGTTGTAGCGGGCGCGACTGCCCTCGGTGACGATGGCGCGGTCGATGTTCGCCAGCATCCAGGGCTTTTGCGGGTGATGCAGGATGCGGTTGATGCGCTGCACCTTGCAGCCTGCGGTGTCCTGGTAGTGCTTGGCGACAACATCTTCCAGCACGGTGCCCCAAAACATAGCCTCGTTGGGTTCGGTGTCTGGCGTCTGTCCGGTCTTGTCGAGCCAGACGTCGACGGCGGTCTTGTAGGGACTGATGCCGAGGATGGCGGCGATGTCGCTGCCGCCGATGCCGAGTTTGCGCGCGGCCAGCCAGTCACTGCGCTCTGGTGCGTTCATGTTTCACTCCTTGTTTTTTGCCATAGGTCGGCGTATTGATGCGATTCAGGCACGATTGGCAGACGTGCCGCTTTTGCGCGTAGTTCGTGGTCCGCACGGTGATGGTGACGACGGCCGGCACGCGCCAGCATGATTGGAACATGGCGCTCATGTCCGTGTGGCCTTGCGTTGCGTCAGGGTCCGCCCGGTGATCGGCGCTGCGAACGTGCAGACGACACCATCATCGCGCTGCAAGGTCGACACCAGGCGTTCGCCGGGCTGCGAGCGGCAGACCGTCGCCAGTTCCTGCGCCGCACGGCGCTCGCCGACTTCGATGCCCACCGTCATCGTGCCAAGCAGCACCAGTGCTGCAGTAAATGTCTCGGTGGTAGTCATGGCGCAAGCTCCAGGCGATCACTCGACAGGCAACGCCCGGCGACGTAGATCGAGCCAGTCTTTGCATCGACCAGCGCCGGCTCACCGTTCATCGTGCACTCGACGAATTTGCGCGAGCCGTGACCGCGAACCATGAGCGAGACCTTCCGTCCGCGGCGAACGATCTTGTACAGATGCTTACTCGTCAGGATCGGAGTCGGCAGAGACTCCTTGTCGAGCATCTTTTCGGTGATCTCGATCATGGCCGTTCCGCCATTGTCCAGGCCACATGCCATGATGCATGCAGGTTGCGATAGGTGCGCAGGGCGCGCAGCAGGCGGGCGATCATTCCATGCTCCGCTGTTCGAGGTAGGCGCGGCCTGGGTCGATGTTTGCGTTCGTGCAGCAGCAGTGCGGGCACGACTCGGCCATCGCGGGGTAAGCGCGGCTGCAGGCCCAGCAAAGGGTTTCACAGCGCAGGGAGGCCGCGCTTCTTGCGTCGATCTCAGCTTCTTCGCGATGTCGGCGTTTGCGCGCTTCCTCGTAGCTCTCATTTCCGATCATGGTTGTTGGCATTTTGTCCTCCAGAATATTTCCCTCAAGGGTGATGGCCGTAGCCATCACACCGCGCCGGGCTGTTGAACGGCCCCACGCCACGTTGGACGCTGCGATTCGGTTCATTGCCCGGTTGATCTCACCGCTTGCCCGGACAACTATTGCGGTCCCTCGCAGACAGGCCGCTCGACGCGCCATCGGGTGGAAATGGGTCGGTGTATTCGGTGCAGCCGGGCCATTCAGCCCCCGAGCTATCGCGGCACTTGCGGCCGGAGACCAAAGAAAACGCCCAAGGAATCTTTGCAGGGCGGGCCTTTGGCGAAGGCAGTCGGCGCTTGCTCCAGGACAGCATTCCGACCACTTCCGCCCTGCAAAAACATCTTGGGCGTTTGTGTTGCATCCTGGAGTTCCGCGCCGGTTGCCACACCGACGGTCGATATTTTCCATGTTTCTACCTCGTTGTCAAGATCAGTTGAAACCGTTGTTGATCGCCCGCGCTTCAGCCGCGTCGTGCAGCCGGGCGATCTCGGCGCTGGTAGCGTCGTAGCCGTCATCAGGTGCCGGGCAGGCCCCCGAGCCAGGGCGGTGGGGGAAGCGGTACGCCGAGCAGGCGCACACATCACGGCAGCGCATCGCCGTAGCCTTCTGCGCCACTCGTTGCAGCGTAGCGCGGCCTTCGGCAAGCGCCAGGCGGCGGGCAAGGTCGAAATAGTCGGCGCTCATGACAGCAACGCAACAAGCACCGCCAGCATCCCGATACATCCGGCCAAGGCCGCCGCCGCGCCGATCATTAGCGGCGTGTCGACGTCGTAAGGGGGGTCTTCCACATCATGATCATCGTCAAACCACATGGCGCGCCTCCAAAAAAATCCCGGTGCGCCATAGGGCCGGGCCTCCGCTCACTGCTGGCGCTGCGTTCGATGGGGCCTTGCAAACACCATCGAAATCCTGTATTCGGTGCTGCCCGCTGGGTGATTCAGGTCGCTTCTGGTGTCGGCGGTGCCATTGACCTTTTGCTTGCTGACGGTGCCCATCGGTTGCTGCTATGACTGCACTTTACGATACTTTTCGATTCCGTGCAAGGAATATTTTCTGCATCTTGCAAATTCTATCGGCGGAATGTATATTGCAGCACATGAACACTTCACAACCACCAAAAACATTCTCACCGGAAGCGGCGTCAGCGGCCATAGATGCACTCGGGGGAACATTCGCCGCAGCCGAGAAGCTTCAGATGTCGGCACCCGGCGTATGCAACTGGCGCCGCAAAGGTATGGCTCATCCGTGGCCTACTGTATTCCGCTACAGGCACAACCATGCCTACAAGGCTGCGATGGCTATAGACCATCCCAACGATGTTACAATTTGATTTCTGCCTCCCCCTCCCGGCATCCTCCAGCCGGGTTTCCCCATCCAGTGATTTCGCCCTGGCTGGGATTTTTTTTGACAGCGTAGCTGTGACTGGGCTACGATTCGCCTCGCGCCGTGACTGGCGCAAAGCCAGGGCGGTAAATCAGTCTCCAAAGGGCTGGTCTATCCGACCGAAAATCACCCAGCAATGGGGCCGACCTGCCGGAACAGTCACCGGATAGGCCAGCGCCTTTGGAGATTGATGCACCATGGCCCGAATACGCACAATCAAGCCGGAATTTTTTAGGCATGAAGGTCTGCAAGACCTTGAGCTCGCCAATCCAGGCGCTTACACGATGATGGTTTTTGCGGGATTGTGGGGACACTGCGACGCAAAGGGCCGTTTTGAGTGGCGCCCGCGCCAACTGAAGCTAGACATCCTGCCGTTCCTGCCCTTCGACATGGCGAAAACCTTAGACTTGCTCAGTTGCGGCGGTCTGGTGAAACGCTACTCAGTAGCCGGGAAAGAATACGGAGAAATTGCGAGTTTTGGGAAACACCAGCGCCTAACTGGGAAAGAGGCTACAGAAGGCGAGAAATACCCGGCAGCCATTGAGGAGGAGGGGGAAAGATCAGGGAAACATCAGGGAAACATCGGGGAAAGACTAGATGCCCAGGAAGGGAAGGGAAGGGAAAAGGAAGGGGAAGGGAAAGGAGTTCTTCCGCCGCCGGCTTTGCCGTCGCCGGCCGAAAAAAATTCTGAAACCGAATTGCAGGCGGCGTGCAAGGCGACCTGGGCGGCCTACCGAGATGCCTACACAGAGCGGTACGGAGCGCCGCCGATCCGTGACGCGAAAGGCAATACTGCGATCAAGGAGTTTGTGAAGAGCGTCGGGAAGGAGGTAGCGCCATCGGTGGCGAGGTACTACCTGACCCATGGGGATGCGTTTTATGTCCGGCAGTGCCACCCGCCGGAGTTGATGCGCAAGGACGCCAGAAAACTCCACACGGAGTGGGTTACTGGATCTCAGATGACGGCGACCAGGGCGATGCAAAGCGACCGCACGGCGGCAAATCTCGCAAGCCATAACGGGGCACTGGCGATCTTAGAGGCGAGGGGGCTGGTATGAGCGCGAAAGACATCCTACAGGCAGTTACCGTGGTTGCCGAGCTGACCGGCACTCAACTTTCAGACACCGCCAAAGCGGCGATTGTTGAGGATTTGCTGGCCTATCCTGAGCCGGCGGTGATGACGGCGCTTGATCGGTGCCGCCGAGAACTGACGGGGCGGCTGACTCCGGCGGCGATCCTGGAGCGTGTCGCCGCTCTTGATGGGAGGCCGACTGCAAACGAGGCGTGGGCTATCGCGCTGAACGGTTTTGATGAGGCGAACACAATCGTTTCGAACGATGAGATAAACGAGGGGATGCGAGCCGCCAGGCCGATACTCAACGCGGGCGATGAGGTAGGCGCGCGTATGGCGTTCCGCGACGCCTACACTCGCATCGTCGCGTCAAACCGTGACGCCGGGATCGCGCCGCAGTGGTATCCGTCTCTCGGTACGGACGCGCACTCTCGGGCGCCTGTGCTTGAGCAAGCCATCGAGCGCGGAATCCTCACCGCTGAGCGTGTGGCCGGCATCCTCCCATCCCCAGTGCATGGCGATGGTGCCGGGATCGTCGCGCTGCTCGAAAACAAGGACTCGCCGGCCGACCTGTCGCCAAAGGCGCGGGCGAAGATCAGCGAAATCCGGGCGATGCTCGGGAAAATGAGCGCAGCATGAAATCGTGCGAGTGTGGTGGAACATGGTTGAGGCATGGGGTTGCCCATAGCCCCGTGCTCGGCCATGCGATACGATTCCGCTGCGCCAGGTGCGGAAAAACGATCACGGTTCGTGGCGGTGTTGTCTCGACTCAGCGAGGCCGCCCCCGCGTTCCCGACTGGCGGCGAGAGGGATCATGAGATCGTGGAAAAAAAACGGCGACTACGGCTGGATTTGCGAACCCTACCGGATTGGCCTATATTTCGTGGATGGTCGGTCGCTGTATCAGGCGTGGTATCACGACGAGTTGATTGCAACCAAGGACGAGTTTTCTGACGCCATGGCAGCATGTAGGCAACACGATGCGGAAATGGTCGCGGGGCAGGCATGACCCCGATGCAGGAGCGTTTCGCGCAAGAGGTAGCC